GCAGCAGCAACATCAGCAACGAGTGCTGCTAACTCTGCAACCGCAGCAGCAACTTCTGCAACCTCTGCTGAAACATCTGCAAGTAGTGCTTCAACTCAAGCAACTAATGCTTCTAATTATGCTGCAGCAGCGGCAACAAGTGCTACATCTGCTGCAGCAAGCGCTGCATCTGCTGCCGCATCTGTAGCCACTATTGCAAGTTATGCAACAAGTGCTGCAAACTCTGCTGCTGCCGCAGCCACATCTGCTACAAGCGCTGCTGCTTCTGCCACTGCTGCTGCAACCTCAGCCACATCTGCTGCTGCTAGTGCTACCGCAGCAGCCACAAGTGCAACTAGCGCTGCAACATCAGCATCATCTGCATTAACCTCAGCCAACTCTGCAGCAGTATCTGCAGCGAGCGCTGCTGCTGCAGTAACTACTGCAATTCAAGCAAGCATTATTGATGCTAAAGGTGATTTGATTGTTGGAAGTGCAGCAGACACTGCTGGTCGTTTAGCGGTTGGAACTAATGGATATATCTTAACTGCTGACTCTGCTGAAACTTTAGGAATTAAATGGGCTGTTGCTCCTGCTGGATACTCAGCACCAACCATTGGTACCACAGTAATTACTTCAGGCGTTACAGTCACAACCATTGACACAGTAACTTTAAACAATGCAACATTGACTGGAACTCTTACCGCAGGTGCTACATCAGGTACAAATGGTTACTTATTAACTGCAACTACCAGTGGTGTTACTTGGGCTGCTGCTCCAGTAAGCCTTCCATCTCAAACTGGTAATGATGGCAAGTTACTTACAACTAATGGCACTACTGCTTCTTGGGCAGGTGCTGCACCAGTTGCTCAAACTAGCGAGCCATCAACTTTAATTGATGGACTTATTTGGATAGATACCGATGGCACAGTAGTTGGTCAACAAATGACTCGTTGGTCAAAGGCTCCCACTGGAGGAACCACCAGCCTATCTGGTCTTGATGATAACAATGTTACTCTTGGGTATACAGTTGGATATGAGCAGGTATATCGCAATGGTGTATTGCTATCTCGTGGTAATGACTATACCGCAACCAACGGCACATCAGTTACCTTAACCGATGCAACTATCACTGGCGACATTATTGAAATATTTGCTAGTGCAGTACTTGCTTTAACAGATGTGTATACACAGGCTCAAGTAAATACTTTAATAAACGATAACACCGTTATGGATATAATGGGTGCATACTAAGAAAGGTAGTAACTAATGGCTACAACTTCAAAAATCCTCTTTAGAGGAGCAGCATCAACATCAAGCACAACTCTATATACAGTACCTTCAGCAACTACAACTGTGGTAACTGATATTGTTATTGCTAACACAGCAGGAGCAAACGCTACTTATGAACTATTACTTAATGATATAGTTCTAGCAAAGACTGTAACTGTTGGTGCCAATGACTCAACTATCATACAGTTAAAGCAACCCCTAACTGCTACTCAGACTATTAAAGGTTTAGCATCTGCTACTACCGTTAACTTTCATATCTCGGGAGTGGAGATAGCCTAATATGGGTGTATATAAACTCTCTGCTGCGGGAGGCATAACCACACCTAGAACTAACTACTCTAGTTTCTTGGCTGGTAATCCTAAATTTATTGATAATGCATACGAATCTATTCAAACATTAACAGCAGGTTCGGGCGGTAGTGCTAGTTTAACATTTACTAGCATACCTCAGACTTTTACTCATTTACAAATAAGAGGCATTGTTCGTTCTTCAACTGCCAACAATTGTTATGTTAGATACAACGGTGATAGTGGTAGTAACTATGGCAGGCAGTACCTTTTTGGTACTGGTACTAATCCATTAGGCTCAAGTGGTGATACAAGTACTACATTTAATAACTTTGGTTATGCAACTAGCGCAACTTCACCTAGAAATATTTTTAGTATGGGAATTGTAGATATACTTGATTACACCTCAAGTACCAAAACCAAAACTACTAGATGTTTTTCATCCTATCAAGATAATAGCACCGATGGATTTGTTCTTACTTATCAAGGAGTTTGGATGGCTACACCCACACCAATTACCTCAATTGAAATTTCAATGCAAGGTGGTACCTTACTTTCAGAGTACTCAACATTTGCCCTCTACGGAATCAAAGGAGTATAACAATGCCAGGAACCTATGAACCCTTAGCAACAACTACTGGTACTGGTAGTTCAACTACGGTTACATTCACAACAATACCGCAAACATATACTGATTTAGTTTTAGTGTGTAGTGATATAAACGCACAAACTACGGATATAGGTGTGCGATTCAATAATGATAGTGGTTCTAATTATGGCAGAGTTGTTGCTTTTGCAGACTTATCAGGTGGACCTCAAACTTTTCGCAACGCCCCTGGCAACGCTGTTTACACCACATACCGAGATTTGGCTTCAACATCGGATAAGTTAGTATTTGCAGTTACTCATATAATGAGTTATTCAAACACCACTACTGTTAAGCCTTGTTTTACTAGAACGCAAACTGTTGGAGGTGTTGGTCCCATTACTACTATGATGATTGGCTCAACTTGGTTTGCTACTCCCGCCGCAATTACTAGAATAGATATTTTTAGTACATTAAACAATTTTAGTACAACTTGTAAATTTACTCTTTACGGAATTAAGGCGGCATAATGGCAAATACATATAAACTAATCGCAACGGCAACTGCTGGTGCTAGTACATCTAGTCTTGACTTTACAGCAATACCTGGTACATATACCGATTTATTACTAAAGGTTAGTGGTCGCACTACCGATACATCACAAATTCGTGACTATTTTTTACTTAGGTTTAACTCTTCTGCTACGGGTTACAGTCGCACTTGGTTGGCTGGTTATGATGGCTCAAATGTTACTAGTGGAGCAGGGATTACCGAAACCTACGGTTTTTGCGGGGGTATTAACGGGTTTCTTTCACTGGCTAATACTTTTGGTAATGCTGAAATTTATATACCTAGTTATGCTAGTTCTGTTCAGAAAATGTACAACGCTGATTGTTCAGGAGGATATAATGGAACTACTACCTACCTTATGAATATTGCTAATGTAATTTGGGACAATACTGCGGCAATTACATCAATTAGTTTATTTCCAGCCAACGGAAGTGTTTCTTCACCATCGGGAAACTGGGCGCAAAATTCAACTGCTTACCTATACGGAATCAAAAACTCATAACAACTAAGGAGAAAAATGCCAAACCCAACTAAAGTAATTGTGGACTGTTCCACAGGAATATCTACTGAGGTAGAACTTACCGATGCAGAAGTTGCTCAGCGTGAGGCAGATGCAACAGCATTTGCAGCAGAACAAGCAGAGCGTGAAGCAGCAGCAACAGCCAAGGCTGCAGCCAAAGCATCAGCAGAATTAAAGTTAGCAGCACTAGGTTTAACAGCAGACGAAATCGCAGCACTATCTAAGTAAAGGAAACTAATGGCAACTATATCTAACACCCCTAGACCAGGGTATGTATGGGATGCAACGGACAATGTTTGGTATCCAATAGGTACTGGTCCTCACTCTCACGCTGATTACATTACATCAGGCTCAGCAATTAACCCTAACATTGTAGATGCTAAGGGTGACATCATTGCTGCCACTGCAGCAGATACAGTTGCTAGGTTAGCCGTTGGCTCTAACAACCAAGTACTTACTGCGGATAGTTCTACCGCTACTGGATTGAAATGGGCTACACCTTCAGCAGGTGGCATGACTTTACTTTCTACAACTGCGTTAAATGGTGTTTCAACAGTTACCATTTCATCAATTAGTCAAGCATATACTGATTTATATGTTATTTGCAGATATGTTTATTTTCCTACTGGTGGTTCGCAGTTATACATTAACCCAAATGCAACTAATAATATAAGCAACGGCACAATCGCAGGCAGCACAGGTGCAACAGTAACCGCTGATGCTTACCAAAATGGTTCAATAAGAGCGCAAGCGCAATCAAGTGCATCTGACCCTTTTAATTCGTTTATGTTGAAAATCAGTAATTATACTGAAATTTATTATCGCAAAGCATTTGAATTTTATGGATATTTTATTCAAAGTGGTGGCAGCGCAAAATGTTCATTTATTTCAGGCGGTGGAATAAATGTTGATGATGCAATTACTTCAATAGAGGTTACTAACAGCGTTCCAAGAAATTTTGGCAACGGCGGAGAAGTTCTAATTTACGGGGTGAAATAATGACTAGACCTTTAATCAGAATACACAACGCAGAAACTAATGAAGTCATTGATAGAGAAATGAACGATGAAGAATTTGCGAAATATCAGGAATTAGAGCAAGCAGAGGCAACTCGGTTAATTGAAATTGAAGCAAAGGCAGCAGCCAAAGCAGCCTTATTAGACCGCTTGGGCATTACCGCAGATGAAGCAAAACTCTTACTAGGAGGTAACTAATGGCAATAACTAAAGCAACCGCATCATCTATAGCACCTGCTGCTAAGGGTGACCTAGTTGTAGGTAGTGCTACTAATGATGCTGCTGTTCTTGCGGTTGGCACAAACAACACAGTTCTTACGGCTGACTCCTCAACCGCAACTGGACTCAAGTGGGCTACGCCTGCTGCTGGCGGTATGACTTTAATCAATACTGGTGGAACTGCATTAAATACTACAACAACTGTAATTTCATCTATACCTAGTGGTTACAACTCTTTACGAATTATTACTGTTGTAACTGACCCACAAGATGATGGCGGTGGATTGCGATTGCGAATTAACGAAGATTCAACAGCCAATAGACACGCACAAGGGTTTATGGGTGCCACTAGCAATGTTCAATTTAATCAAACCAGTGTGCCAATTACTTATAGTCAAGATAACGGAACCCCAAATGGTATTACTATTACCGACATAGTGTTTTATGACAATACCAGCATTTGGAAATTTGCAACGAATTTTGGCGTAGTAAATTCTTATCTTGACAATGCAAGAGCGGAATTTATACAAACTTGGGGAGCATATAATCAAACTGGAGCAGTAACATCTTTAGAGTTTTTCTTTAATGGTGGAGTAAATGCTAGCGGTGGAACTGTCTATGTATATGGGGTGAAATAATGAGCAGACCAATTAAAAAAATATACGATTGTACAACTGGCGAAACTATTGAGCGTGAATTTACCGATGAGGAATTTGCGCAATATCAGGCAGACCAAGCGGCATTTATAACAGAGAAAGCCGAAGCCGAGGCAAAGGCAACAGCCAAGGCAGCACTACTAGCACAACTAGGCATTACTGAAGAACAAGCAAAACTTTTACTTTCTTAATTAAGGAGCACTGTGGCTGACAGTAGACCACCCGATATATCTGAACGGGTATACATTGACCTCTCAGGTCGTATCTCATCATACTATGACCCAACCACATATAAGTATGATGTTGCGGTTGCAGGTATGCCGTTCATCTATGCTATTACAGATAACACTCCATACCGTAGACAGACTGCAGAGTTTAGAACTCAACGAGTTGACCAACTTCGTGACCCAGGTGAGCAGTCGTTATCAGGTTCAGGTTATTGGATTCGCTCACAATCATCTTTTCATTTAGGTGAAGGTAGCCCATATCAAGAACCTATTACAGGTAGCCTTGATGAAGCACGCTTTCGTTTTGCTAGTTCAGTAGGTATTAACCCATGGACTCCTGGACAAATGTCTTTATTAAAGAAAACTACTTTACAAGAGGCAGTTACTGGTGATAGCCGTGTATTTAATACCGTTGTTGATGGTGTTGAATATTTAATATTAGTTAAGTACGCATCTACTGAAACAATCCGTGTCTTAAGAATTAGAATAAGTGATAGTGCTGAAACAACCATAGTAAACAACACATCATTAACTGAAAACATTATTGCCGTTACCATGGGTGGTAATGATTTAATTATGGTTACCCCAACTAAAGTTTGGCGTTATTCATTTAATGAAAACACTCCTGCGTTGCACCAAGATTATGCAATCAACGCAGCCAACGCACAAACTGCCACTATTGGTTATGTTAAGAATCGTTTTATTCTAGGCTATCACGATGTTAACCAAAGTACTTTTGTATATGAATTAAACCGTAATAGTGGTTCATCTATTAACCTAAGCACACTTACTCCAGTAAATGGCAGTACTACTTTGCCACTTGGATATACCTTTAGAGCGGTAACTGAGGCTGGTGCTGCTATCTATATTGGTGGATTCTCAGGCGAGCAAGGAAATGTTTACAAGATTACAGTAGCAGATGACGGTACTTTAAATACTATGACCAGCGTAATCACATTACCTGGTGGAGAACAGATTACTGGATTATTTGGATACCTTGGTACCTATGTAATTTTGGGAACTAGCCAAGGATTGAGAGTTGCTATTGCTAATGAAGTAGGAGATTTATCCTACGGACCACTTGTATTTAAAACATCATTAGGTGTGTTTAAAATGAGTGCATACAGTAAATTTATTTATGCTGGAGTTGACTCTGGCGTAGGTGGTAACTCTGGTATCTATCGTGTTGACTTATCACAACCTTTAACTGGTGGAGGCTATGCCTATGCTACTGATGTTTATGGAGATAGTGTAACTGGTAAAGTTGAAGGCGTTGCTAATCTAAGCGATGGGCGTGTAGCCTTTTGTGTAAATGGTGATGGATTATTTATTGAACATGCTACTGAGTTACTAGAATTAGGTGAGTTAACTACAGGTATTATTCGTTATGAAACCCTTGAAAACAAAGCATGGAAGCGTTTAAAAATAAGAACCGAAAGCGCTCTCAATGGTGATATTGATATTTTCCGTGTCCAAAATGGGGTTGCACAGTCTTTTAGAACAGTAGAACAAGGAAGCAGTACAGATTATGACTACGACTTATCATCGGTTTTTAGCGATGTTAGCGTTGAAGCGCAATTTAAATTCCGACTTAACCGTAACGACACCACTGCAACAACGGGTGCGGTTATGTCTGGTTACTCTGTTAAGGCTTTGCCTACTCCTACTCGTGCTCGTCTTATTCAGTTTCCTCTCTTTTGTTTTGATTCTGAGCGTGACCGTCTTAAGAACATTATGGGCTTTCAAGGATATGCCCTTGGTCGCCTTCAAGCACTTGAGCAAATGGAAGCACAGGGCGAAACTGTAATCATCCAAGATTTCACGGCTAATGGTGAACCTATTGAGGCTGTGATAGAACAAGTAACCTTCACTCGTACCACACCACCAAATGGAAACTTCACTGGATGGGGTGGCATCATTCAAATCACGGCAAGAACTGTCGTATAATATAAGGAGCCGTAATGACCCCTGCTGATTGGGCTGCACTTGCAGTATCTATAACAACTTTAGTTGGCGCACTAGCCATGGGAGTAAAGCATTTGACAAAGCACTACTTGTCAGAACTTAAACCCAATGGTGGGTCAAGCCTAAAAGATACCGTCAATGCGCTAGAGCAGAAGGTAGAATTACTGACCGAGTTAGTTAAAGAGGCTTTAAGAAGGTAGGCATGAGTACACCAAAAGTTGCCAAGGTTGCAAGCCCTGCTGCCATAGCGGTCCTGCGCCAAGCAACCGCCCTATCACCCCTGCGCAAGAAAGCATCTGATGGGCTATTGCCTTCGGCAACACACTTAAAGGCAAGTCCTAATTCAGACCATAATACAGGTCTTGCAGTAGACTTAACCCATGACCCAAAGCATGGCATTGACTGTGCGGAGATATTTCAAAAACTCAAAGATGATGACAGAGTTAGTTATCTCATATTCTGTGGAAAAATTTGGTCAAGGGATAAAGCAAAGCAAGGTGACAGAAAGTATACGGGTAGTAATCCGCATAACAAACATCTGCACATCTCCATCAGACCAGAGTTTGCAAAAGATACCAGCCCTTGGTTCTGGTGGAAAAATCAACCAAGCCTAACCAAACAAATAATTGCCGAAACAATAAGCAATAACCCAAAAAAAAAGTAGGCAATTTAAACGAAAGGCAAAACATGAAAGACCTAATCGCTAAACTAAAAAGCAAAAAGACTAAGGCTGCAGTTAAGTCTTATCTTCGTGCTGTTCTAGCATCAGCCGTAACCATGGGATTAGCACTGGCTGCTGACCTTGCACCTGAATATGCAATCCTGATTGGCTCCATAGCAGCACCACTTGCTAAGTGGGCTGACAAGACCGAGAAAGAATACGGTTTAGGTTCCGAATAATTTAATACTGTTTAAACAAAAGACCCCCGCAGTCAAGAGAAATCTTGATTAGCGGGGGCTTTTTTTGTTTCCCTAGAGTAGGTAATCAGTCATACTGCACTCCCCAGTGCAATCTAACTAATTAATACTAACACACATCCACTGGCGTAGGGGCTGTAAGTTTTGCGCCACATAATCCACACTCTGCTTCTGTAAACCAAAGAGCAATTTCACCTGCTTCAAAGATGCAAATAGTTTTAATTAACTTAGAACCACAAGGACAAACATGGGTTGGTATGCCGCTATAATCTTGCTTTGCAGAGGGTTGCTTTCGCTGACGCTTCAGCAACCACATACACTATTCCCGTTCTGCACGAACAGGAGTATAGTCAGATAAAATTTAAAATTACATATTTGTAATTATATCGGCGTGTCGCTGAATAGAGGAGTGAGGTGCATGTAAACTCACCTATTGCTATGACACTTGAAGAAAAAACTGGAAAGCCCTACATCAGCCACAGCGCCATGAGTACATGGCTTAATTGTGGTTGGTCGTACTATCTTTCCCGAATACAGAAAGTGCCTGAGAACCCATCCTACTGGCTTGTAGGGGGTAAATCTGTGCACGAGTGTACCGAATGGTATGACCGTATGGAGCCACAAATGCAGGCAATCGCAGATGTTGATTGTCATGCAGTGTTTGTAGATTATTGGAGAAAGAACTACGACATGGCTAACAACGGTATGCCTTTCCGTGCAGGAGGCAAAGCCACTAGACAATATCCAAACAAAGAGGATGAATCTTGGTGGCTAGACAATGGACCTAAAATGTTCCATAACTGGATTGAATGGCGTAAGCAAGAAAATCCATACACTCCATATCAACTTTCAGGTGGTGACTTTGCTATTGAAACAGAACTAAATGTTGAAATTAGTGGAGTACCAATGAAAGGATTTCTTGACAGATTAATGGTATCTCCTGACGGCGAACTTACCGTCATAGATATTAAAACATCTACAAGGGCACCAATCACCTATACACAACTAGGTACCTACGCCGTCATGTGCGAAAAAGTTATGGGTGTGCGACCAACCAAAGGCGCATACTTTATGGCACGCACAGGGGAATTAACCACCCCCGTAGACCTAGACCATTACACTGAAAATAGACTTGGCTCCCACTTGCGTGGGTTCAAAGTTGCGATTGACAACAACATATTCATACCACAACCTGGTTTTATGTGTGGTACATGTTCCGTTAATCATGCCTGCTATGCAGTAAAAGGTATAGAATCACACAAATACCCCGAACTAGGAGAAACAAATGAGTGAAAATACACCAATACAAATCAACTTCAAAACCAAAAAGGATGGCATGTTGATTAACCTTCGTGCCCAAGATGGTGCTGAACTTGATTTACTAATGAGCCAAATCAGTGAGCGCCTTGCAGCGTTAGTTGATTTAGAAAAAACAACCGAAGGAATGGCAGTAGTTAAAAATGCTTTTCCTAATGCACAAGTAGTTGGCTCAACACCAACTGCAACTCCATCAGCAGGTGCACCTGATTGTGCATGTGGTGGTGGCACTATGCGTTTTGTTCCAGCAGGTATTGCTAAATCTACTGGTCGCCCATACAAGGCATTTTATGCTTGCCCTAAACCACAAGGTCAGGCTTGCCAAAATAAGGTTCCTGCATAAACAATGCGCTTACTTTCTCGTGCAATCAGGACTGCTTCACAAGGTGGTGCCACGCTGCCAACAGTATGGCGCTCTTTACTGGACCAGCAGATAGCATTTCGGCGAGGCGAAGTAAGCATGGTCGCAGGACCACCAGGGGCTGGTAAATCTACATTTGCTTTATCTCTTGCAGTTCATGCAAAGGTTCCAACTCTTTACATTTCTGCAGATACTCACTCTCACACTATGAGTTTGCGTTTGCTTGCAATGTTAACCAACAGAACACAAGCAGAGGTTGAACCTATGATGGAATCAGATAGAGAGTGGGCAGCACAAATGTTGAAACCAGCAGACCACATAATGTGGGAATTTGATTCAGCACCTGCACTTAAGGATATTGAGGATGCAATACTTGCAGCCCGTGAACGCCTAGGTAAAGATGTTGAATTGATTGTGCTTGATAATGCAGTTGATGTAACGCTTGACGGACAAGACGAATGGGGTGGTCTACGCACCCTCATGCGTGAACTTAAATGGTGGGCACGAGATACTGGTGCTGCTGTAGTTGTATGCCATCACACTAGTGAAGGTGTTACTGGTAATCCTTGCCCACCTCGTTCAGCACTGCATGGAAAAATTGCACAAACTCCTTCGTTAATACTTACAGTGCACGGACAGATTGCAACCATGGGCGTGTGTGCTGTTAAAAATAGATACGGTCCAGCCGATGCTAACGGTGCTTCACCTGTTTGGCTTATCTACGACCCAGCCAGTATGCAGATAAAGGATGCAATAACACAATGACTTGGGAACTTAGATTAGTAGAAAACATGGGTGAGTTACTCGGTTCAGACAAGAGTGAAAGCGTAGTTGTTCCTACCGAAACACTTATTGAAGATATGAAAAATCAGTTGAAATTTTTACCTAAGAACTTTACTTGGATAGTGGGGTGGAGGACCTATGTTTGGCAAGAAACGGAAACAAAAGAATTTAAAGAACTTACACAGCGAGAGCATAAAAAACTTTACAGCGGAGAGCATCTCAATCAACCCGAAGATGGTGGAGAAAGCGATAATGCAGTCGGACCTACCACAGCCAGTGAAGGAAAATCTACTGAGTGAACTTCCAAACTTTGTGGAACATATTGATGAAGCAACAAACAAAATCTTCAATCCCTCCGCAATTTGGCTTGAGTCAATCCAGTTTGCTGACTATGTGGGTCAACTTGCTGTACATCTCAGAGAAGAACACGGGGCAGATTGCCGAGAAGAAATCGCAGAACGACTTGCAGTAATGAGCGAGTCATTTAAAGAACTCGCAGAACACGCAATGATAGTTTTGGACCAATCACAGAAAGTGTTTAAACAACATGGCACACAGCACTAAGGAAACGCTTTCTATTATATGGTGTGATAACGGCACTACTGATGGCAAGTTTACAGAAGGTTTAGTTTATACAATCATTCATGCTCACACCGTTGGAGTACCCGTTAACAATGCTATTCGTGTACAGGGTAATCAGATAGCAAGACAGCGCCAAGCAGCCATTGAAATGTGGGAAAAGGTTGGCACTGACTGGGCATTATGGATTGATTCTGATATTGAATTAACACAACAGATATTAAAAACATTGTGGGATGCAGCAGATAAGGTTGCTCGCCCCATAATGTGTGGTGTTTATTTTATATCTAAACAGATGGAAGGTTCATTGATGCAGCCAATGCCTTGCATATTTAATGAAACAGATAATGATTATGAGATTACCTATGTTCATCCTCTGCCTAAGAATCAAATCCTCAAGGTTGATAATGCAGGCATGGGATTAATTCTTATGCACAAGAGTGTGCTAACAGCGCTTAATGAAAAATATCCAGGGGACTTTTGGTTTGGCGAGAACAACGAACGAGGTGAAAGATTTATTGGTGAAGACATTGCCTTCTTCCGCAAGGTTAGAAAGGCAGGTATATCAATACATGCACACACTGGAGTTATAGCAAAACACATGAAGCGATTTGCTTTTGATGGTCCTTTCTATAACCTGTATTGGGCAGCAGTAGAAGCAACAGAAAGGAAAGAGCGTGAGTCTACAAAAGAGTAATAAACGCAGAGGTGCAAACTTTGAGATAGACTTAGTTGATTGGTTTATGACCCAAGGTTTAAACGCTCAACGCCTACCTCGTGCTGGGCGTAATGATGTTGGTGATGCTTTTGTTCCTGGGGTAAATGGAAGTTATGTTGTAGAAGCCAAAGCACCACGGCGTGATGGTCGCATTGACCTATCAGGTTGGTTGCGAGAAGCAGAGATTGAAGCAGAAAATTACAAAGAACAAAAGAAACTTGCAGTTGCACCAACACCATTGGTGATTATTAAAGCAAGCAACAAAGGAATAGGAGATGCTTATGTTGTTCAAAGGCTCAGCGATGTCCTCCCAAACCTCTAAGCACAGTATCGTAAAGATACTAGAACATTATGGTTTTACTATTCCAAGTAATCGTGGAGGCTGGCAATCAGTTCGTTGCTTGTTCCACAATGACCATGTTAAATCGGCTCGTGTAAACATTGATGGCGGTGGCTTTAGATGTTTTGCTTGCGATATGGCTGGAGATGTTTATTCAATTATCATGAAACGAGAAGGAGTTAATTATGGCGAGGCTCTCAAAATCGCAGAGGGAATTACTGGCGAAAGCAACGGAGAACTACGAAAAAAATCTAGGAGAAGTACTACCATACCTAGAGAGTCGAGGTATAACCGAGGCAACGGCTCGTATGTTCCGCCTAGGCTTCGTGAAGAATCCTGAAACAGGACATGAGTTGTATCTAAACAAGTTATCTATTCCATACATCACGCCATCGGGTGTAATTGATATTCGTTTTCGTAGTTTAAACAATGAGAGTGGACCGAAGTATCTTTCAAGACCAGGAGCATCAACTCATATCTATAACATAACTGCATTGTCTAAGGACAATGGCATGTTAGTTATATGTGAAGGTGAGATTGATACCATCATTGCTACACAAGTTGGATTAATTGCAGTTGGCTTGCCTGGTGCTAACAACTGGAAACCATTTTACTCTCGTGTGCTTGATGGCTGGGATAAAATTATGTTGTTTTGTGATGGTGATAATGCAGGGCGTGAGATGGCTAAGACTATAAGCAGAGAACTAGATAATGTTTTTCCTGTGTTCATGCCTGATAATCAAGATGTTAACGATGTCTTTTTGGCAGAGGGTGCAGAAGGATTACGCAGACGAGTGGGTGTTTAACCTTGGCTAAGAACTCATCATTTGATTTAGACTTTGGATACGGAAGAAAAGGAGAACAACTTGTCGAAGAACTGCTCACCCAAGGTAGAACTGTGGAAGTTAAGCGAGATAGAAAATGGTATAAAACTAACAACTTATACATTGAAACTTCCTGCTATTTTAAAAAGACCGAATCATGGGAAGATTCAGGATTGGCAATTACGGAGGCTGCATACTGGGCTTTCGTTTTACAGGTATCGGTCATCATGGTACCTACACCTACGCTTCGGTATGCAGTGCAAAACTTTGGTAGAGAAATAACTTGCGAGATACCACCAAACCTTAGTAAGGGTTATCTAATTACAGTAGATGACCTAATGACAGCAACAAGGAAGTACAATGACGAACCAACCAATGGATGAACAAGATAAAGTTTGGCAAACCATCTATAGTATTGCTCGTCAAGTAGCAAGTCGTGCCAACCGTATTCATCGTGGGCTTGTAAGCACTGATGATTTGTACCAACACATGTCCTTATGGGCATTGGAACACTGGCACAAGATTGAACAGTGGCAAGCAGAAGAAAGTTTAAAGTTTAAACTGCGTAAAACTTTTTACAATGAGGGACAAAAGTATGTAGCAAAAGAGAGAACAAGATACTCTCGCTCGCCTATGTCTGATACTTTTTACTATACCCATCAGGTATTGCACGAGTTATTACCTGATGTATGGGAGCGTGTTGGCTGGACTGATACGCCTGACATGACTGCTGAGTTTATTGCACACTCTAGCAAGCCTTCCGAAGGTGGCAACAGACTAGCCTTGTTATCAGATGTTGCTGCAGGTTTGGCTCGTTTAAACAAGAACGATAAAGATTTACTACGGATGCGATATGGCAATGGTGGTATGGATTTTGCAGCACTTGCCGAAACCTACGGTGCAAGTGATGAAGCCATACGCAAGCGTGTCAAGCGTGCTTTGGATAAACTACAAGACAGGCTTGGTGGTGAGCCACCTATTTGGCGTGGGCGTAGGCGTGTTCGTAGTAATGCAGAAGCACAGGCAGAGATAAAAAATCAGGAGGAAGAATGAGGGCTATTAATCCATTGTGGTGCCTGCTTGCATTTTATACGGGCTGGTATGTTTGCTATATTCAAATGAAGAATTGGAAATAATGAATAAAGAAATAAAGATTAAAAATTTATGGCTGTATTTTGGCTTGTCTTTTAAGCGCCTTGCTATTGGTTTTGAAATTGATAGATACCATGTTGATATAGATTTATTTTTTATATGGATTGGGGTTGAGTTTTGATTATTGGATTGAGTGGGTATGCACGCAGTGGTAAGGATACTGTTGCGGAATTGCTATGTTTAAACTATGGATTCAAGCGCATCTCTTTTGCATTACCTATGCGTGATGCGATATACACACTGAACCCATTGGTTGATGGCTTCAATCGTGTTGCTGATTTGGTTGAGGATTATGGTTGGGATATAGCCAAGGCTAATACCGAGGTGCGTAGATTGCTTCAAGTCTTTGGCACTGATGTTGGTAGAAATATTTTTGGTGAAACATTTTGGATTGACCAAGCGTTTAAACGAGCAGAAGAATATGAACGAGTTGTGTTCTCTGATGTGCGCTTTCCTAATGAAGCCAATGCTATTCAAGAAAGAGGCGGAGATGTATGGCGCATCAATCGCCACGGTCATAGTCCAGTTAATACTCATATATCAGAGCATGCAATGGATAATTATTTGTTTAAACATGTTGTCTACAACGATGGGACTTTAGATGATTTGTCTAATGAAATATTTATGTTAATGCACAACGCCTATAAATTATAGAAAGCGCCCGCTTCGGGACTGGAACCTAGGCGAGCGCTTCGTACCATAGCCTACTTCATATCCTTGGCTTGGGCAAATTAATCTCATGTACTACCCAACCTTTTATTTTCCTGATAGTGCTTCGTGTTCTAGCAGTAGTGCCACCCCAAGTTCCGTACCTTTCGTGAGCCAA